AAGGTCGCTCTAATAGAGACCAAACCAAGTAGAACCGATTTTAAACAAGAATTTGAGGGTGCTTTTGATTTTGATCAGTTTCAATTATGTTCTGATCCTACACTCAAAAAAGTGCTCAAAAGAGATTGCGATATACAGATTGATACGGATCTCTATGATTGGGTTATTCTTGTAGGGTCAGATGCCCTCAAGTATTTCACCAAAATTAACTCTGTTACAGAGTATTCCGGTAAGAAAGTAGAAGGTAAATTCTTGCCCGTTATTAATCCTGCTATGCTTGCATTCAAACCTGAAGCAAGAAATACGTGGGAATCCTCGAAGGATAATATTATTTCCTATATTCGAGGGGAAATCGAAGAGGTTATTATAGATGATAGCATTGCTTTCGGTATACAAGACACAGAAAAAGCAAACCAATTTATTAAAGATGCGATCAAGCATGAGTGTAAATATATTGCACTGGACTCAGAGACTACAGGACTCTATCCACGCAATGGCCATATGCTTGGCTTATCTTTGTCGTATGATGGTCTGAAAGGAGCATACATTGATACAGATTGCTTTGATGAGAATACTGAGCAACTGCTTCAACAGCTTTTCGACGCAAAAACAGTAGTCTTTCATAACGCCAAGTTTGATATGGCGTTCTTTGAGTATCACTTCAATTTTAGATTTCCTAGTTTTGAAGATACCATGCTGCTCCATTACCTCATAGACGAGAATCCTGGAGGACATGGTCTAAAACAATTATCACTAAAGTATACTCCTTATGGTGATTATGAAAAGCCTATGTATGACTGGATTGACCAGTATCGTAAGGAGCATGGTATACTAAAGGGAGACTTCCAATGGCAGTCTATTCCTTTTGATGTGATGAAAACATATGCTGCAATGGATGCGGTGTGTACCTTTTTGATCTATGAAAAGTTTGTAAAGATTAAGCAGAACAAGAAGTTAGCATGGGTATATGATAATATTCTTATCCCAGGTTGTAGATTTCTAACTGATACTCAAGATAACGGCGTTCCTTTTGATAAGATGCGCTTACTTAAGTCTCAGTCTTTAATGCAGGAAGACATTGACGAAGCTATTCGTACCTTGTATAAAAATCCAAAAATCCGTAAATTTGAAGAGATTCAGGGAAAAGATTTCAACCCAAATAGCACACTACAGCTTCGTAAGTTATTATTTGATATGCTAGGGTTGCATCCTACAGGTAAAAAGACGGGCACAGGAGCAGACTCTACAGATGCAGAAGTTCTAAAAGATTTATCTAATCAGTCTGAAGTACCTGCACTTATTTTGGATATTCGTCAGAAGTCAAAAATCAAGAATACCTATCTTGATAAAATTATTCCTCAACTTGACCGAGATAGTCGATTGAGAACAAATTTCAACTTACATGGCACTACTTCCGGCAGATTGTCAAGTAGTGGTAAGTTAAATATGCAGCAGTTGCCTCGTGACAATCCTATTGTTAAGGGGTGTATTAAAGCAGCTCCAGGTAATAAAATTGTGGCCATGGACTTAACAACTGCAGAGGTATACGTTGCTGCAAAACTTGCGGAAGATGAAGCACTAATGAATGTGTTTCGTAGTGGAGGAAATTTCCACAGTACAATTGCAAAAACAGTATTTAAACTTCCTTGTGAAGTAGAGCAGGTGGCAGAGCTATATGGCACACAGCGCCAAGCAGCTAAAGCCGTAACCTTTGGTATTATGTATGGCGCAGGGCCTAAGAAGATTAGTGAGCAAGTTACTAAAGATTCGGGCACTTACTTTAGCCAACAAGAGGCAAAAGAAGTTATTGATGATTACTTTAAATCTTTTCACAAGCTAAGGCAGTGGATTGATAGTAATCAAAAATTTATTGAAGCAAACGGATTTGTATATAGTTTCTTTGGCCGAAAAAGGAGATTACCGAATGTCTCGTCCACAGACGCAGGCATCAAAAGTCATAGCATTAGGTCTGGTCTTAATTTTTTGGTGCAGTCTACTGCTAGCGATATCAACCTTTTAGGCGCTATTGACATGGGTGCTTTTATAAAGAGCCAGAATATGAAAGCAAGAATCTTTGCACTTGTTCATGACTCAATTCTTGCTGAAGTACCAGAGGATGAAATTGACTTTTACTCTGAGATGCTAGAAAAATTTATTCAATTAGATAGAGGAGTATCTATCTCAGGCGCTCCGGTTGGATGTGACTTCGAAGTTGGAGACGATTACTCCATGGGCAAGTTCGAGAAAATGTATGAAACGTATTAAGATGAAAGGCGGAGACGAGTATGATGCACTATCTCGTAAATCCAAAAGTCTATTAAATTGGCGAGCAGGTATAAGAAAAAAGCTCAAGCGTAAATACAATAAAAGATTTCGTAAAATTGATAGTTACTTACAAAGAAATAAAGAAAATTAAGTTTCCAGTTTTTATTCTTCCAAATAGCAATTGGGAACTTATAGATGGGCTATTACTAATAGACAATCAGATTGTAGACGATAAAAACATGCCGGGAACTTCTCTCGGCATTCGTCGTCTACAAACTCATTTTACAGAATTAGTCCCTCTTAAACATTCTATGGACTCGTTAATAGGAATTTTGAAGCAAAAAAGTAAGTGCTTTATAGATAGTAATGGTACTCCTTTTATCTATCAAAAAAGTATGAACGCTTCTCTTAAATACTATAAGATACGAAAAATAGAAAAAAAGGAAGTAGCTTCTGTACTCTGGTTAAAGGACATAAACTTTCCTTTTACTATACCTCGACCCCCGCCCACAGATAAAACTTGGGCGGGAGTATTACATATAGGTGGGCTACCTTGGTTATTATATGAGTATTCTGAAGAGAAACTAAAAGACACTCGAAGAAAAGTATAATTATATGTCTAGACGAAAAAAGACTCTTGCGGGAGCAAACTTAGATTTACAGGAAATCGAACCTCTTACTAAAAATCAAGTTATAGCGTTCGAAAGCACTAAAAACTTAATGCTGCATGGAGTAGCTGGAACAGGGAAAACTTTTATATCATGTTATCTTGCTTTTGATGACATGGTAAAAAATATTTATGAAAGGTTAGTTATCATTAGAAGTGCAGTACCCACTCGTGACATAGGCTTCTTGCCTGGAAACGAAAAAGAAAAAGCATCAGTATATGAAGAACCTTACAAAGATATTTGTATTGAGCTGTTTCAAAGAGGTGATGCTTATGAAATACTAAAAACTAAAGGGTTAATACATTTTATGACAACTTCTTTTATAAGAGGAGTTACCCTAAGAAATGCTACAATTATGATTGATGAGTGCCAAAATATGAGTTTTCATGAGCTTGATTCAATCATAACTCGAATAGGACAAGGCTGCCGAGTTGTATTTTGCGGTGATTTTAGACAATCAGATTTACAGAAAAATGGTCTACAAGACTTTGTAAGAGTATTAAAAGCAATGGAAGAGTTTGATTTTGTTGACTTTGATATAAAAGATATTGTGCGAAGTGAGTTCGTTAAACAATACATTACAGCAAAAACAGACTTAGGATTATGAAAGCAGTAATAAGCAATAGAATCTATTTGGAAGTAACTCGAGAGTATAAAGAACATCTCAGTAAAGAGTTGACATATAAAATACCTTCGCAGAATCCAAATGACCCACCTATTGTTATAAAAAATATGGCGCGAGTTCGAGAGAATCTTGTGACCATACCAATTGGAAGAACGGATCTTATACCAGAAGACTACGAAATTGTTGATAAAAGAATTAATGTGCCTGTTGAATTTCCTGATTTTAGGTTTGATTTACGAGAATCACAACAGGCGGTCTATGACGAGCTCACTGATAACTGTATTATCAATGCGTGGGTAAGTTGGGGAAAGACTTTTACGGGGTTGGCGATAGCCGGAAAACTCGGACAAAAAACACTTGTTATTGTACATACAGTTCCTCTAAGGAATCAGTGGGCAAAAGAAGTAGAAAAAGTCTATGGATTTACGCCTGGAATCATAGGAAGCGGTAAGTTTGATCTTGATGCTCCTATTGTAATTGGGAACACCCAGAGTTTATACCGCAACATTGAGAAGATTCGTAAAGAATTTGGAACAATTATATTGGATGAAATGCACCATGTAAGTAGTCCAACTTTTTCCAAAGTTATCGACACAAATTATGCTCGCTATAAGATTGGACTATCAGGAACAATTGAAAGAAAAGATGGCAAACATGTAGTCTTTCGTGATTACTTTGGCAGCAAAGTCTTCAAACCCCCGAAAGAAAACTTCATGACGCCAGAAATACACATTGTAAAATCAGAAATACGATTCATGGATGGAGCAAGAATTCCTTGGGCAAATCGCGTAACGAATCTTGCAAACAATGAAGAATACCGACACACAGTTGCACTCCTTGCAGCAACTTATGCGGCACGAGGCCACAAAGTACTTGTGGTATCAGATCGTGTGCATTTTTTACGAAGCTGCGCTGAACTAGTTGGAGAAAATGCAATTTGTGTTACAGGTGAAGTCCCCCATGAACAAAGGGAAGAACTCCTAGATGAGATCAATTATGGAAAAAAGAACATTCTTTTCGGCACTCAAGCAATATTTAGTGAGGGTATTTCAGTTAATTCCCTCTCTGTCCTTATACTCGGTACCCCTATCAACAACGAGCCACTACTTACCCAGCTCATCGGAAGAGTTATCCGAGAGCAAGAAGGAAAACGAACCCCCGCAATTGTAGATATACATTTGAAAGGTAATACTGCTCGAAAGCAGGCATCTAATAGGATGGGCTTCTACATGAAACAGGGCTGGAAAATTCAACAAATAGGATAGAAAAAAAGTTCTTGACATCGAACTATATTTTTAGTATAATATATGCTTCTATACGACTGGAAAAAGATATTTACACTCGCTTCAGGCCAACCATCAAGTATTTTTATAATATTTGAAATGTTAGTCAAACAAAGTATACCCAAAAATAAGTATGATCCTAAGTATAAGTTTTACGAAGTAAACTTCTCAGGAGAATCCTTTTTGGTACACCCAGATGTGCTTCTTTACAATGCGTTTAGACATTCACACCGAGATATTTCAATATATCTAGCTTTTGCTAGTATGAGGTCTCTCGGGGAATACTTCGCCTCTGGCGATATTACATTAGATCTATTGGAAATGCCAATAGATCCCTTTCAACACTTAGAAGATGATAGGCTACTTTATATGGAAGATGACAAGTTGCATTTTCTGTATGAAGAAGTCCCACAGGAGAAAACACAATGGCATTAAGCTTTAACAAATCAAAAGGCGCTGCTCAAAAATCAAGTATCAGCAGCTACACTTACGTAGATGGTGATAACTCTATTCGTCTCGTTGGCGACATTCTCGCTCGATACGTTTATTGGGTTACTGGTGAGAACGATAAGAACATTCCTCTGGAGTGTCTTTCTTTTGACCGTAACGAAGAGCGGTTTAATAACAAGGAAAAAGATTGGGTTCGTGAATACTACCCCGATCTGAAATGTGGCTGGAGCTATGTGATGCAAGGTATTCACAATGGCGAAGTTAAGATTGTCAATCTCAAGAAGAAGCTGTGGGAGCAAATCCTTACGGCTGCTGAAGACCTGGGCGATCCTACTGATCCAGAAACTGGTTGGGACGTTAAGTTCAAGCGAGTTAAAACCGGCCCACTGCCTTACAATGTAGAGTATCAACTTCAAGTACTGAAGTGCAAGCCTCGCGCTCTAGACGATGATGAGTTAGCTCTTGTAGAAGCTCTCAAGTCTATGGATGACGTAATGCCTCGTCCTACGCCTGATGCTCAAAAAGAATTGCTTGATCGTGTACGTCAGGCTGATACAAATGAAATTGATGATGAAGCACTTGATGCGGAGTTTGCCATTTCATGATTCTATTCACGGCAGACTGGCATATTAAGCTAGGTCAAAAAAATGTTCCACGCGAGTGGGCCATGAATCGCTACTCCTCTTTTTTCGAGCAGATTCATTCTCTCGAAAGTCAGTGCAATATGCACATTATTGGTGGTGATCTTTTTGACCGTCTGCCGAACATGGAAGAATTGGAGCTTTACTTCTCGTTTATTCGGGAAGTAAAGATTCCAACTATCATCTATGACGGTAATCACGAAGCAACAAAAAAGAATAAAACATTCTTTACACAATTAAAGCAGGTTAGTAGAGATATTAATCCGCTAGTACAGGTAGTAGATATTTCGTATATCGACGAAGATATGGGCTTTGGTATTTTACCTTATGCCGATCTTCATAGAAATGACAGCATCGAGAAGTTTAATACCTCTCATGCTTTATTTACTCATGTTCGTGGCGAGATCCCTCCCCATGTCAAGCCAGAAGTGGACTTAGACAGGTTCGAGGACTTTCCCGTCGTCTTTGCGGGCGATTTACACGCACATAGTAATACCCAGCGAAATATTGTATATCCTGGCAGTCCTATGACTACTTCTTTTCATCGAACCGAAGTAAGTACAGGATATTTACTTATAAATCATAATAACTGGACTTGGATGTGGGAGCCTTTTGAGCTTCCTCAACTTATTCGTAAGACAGTAACTTCTCCCGACGAGATGATACCTACCGACTTCCATCATACAATTTATGAGTTAGAAGGCGATATTCAGGATTTAGCAGGTGTAAAGAACAGCGAGTTACTAGATAAAAAAGTTGTAAAACGAAGTAGTGAAGCTGCTCTAGTAATGAGTAAAGAAATGAGCATCCAAGAAGAGCTGGTAGAGTATCTAGCTTATATCTTGGAGTTAGAAGATGACAAAATCCAAAACATAGTAGGCACTTTTAATGATTACGCTCAAAACGCTACAATGGGATAACTGTTTTAGTTATGGGTCTGGTAATGTACTAAACCTAGAAGAAAACACTGTAACTCAGATTATTGGTACTAACGGTATGGGCAAATCGTCCATACCGTTAATTATTGAGGAAGCCCTTTTTAACAAAAATTCAAAGGGTATTAAAAAAGCAGATATTCCTAACAGATATGTAAATAATGGGTATAAGATTCATCTTGAGTTTACAAAAGATGATAATGAATACTCTGTAACTATAGATAGAAAAACAAGTATAAAAGTATCTTTTCTGAAGAATGGAGAAGATGCATCTAGTCATACAGCTACGAATACTTTTAAAACAATACAAGAAATTATTGGTATTGATTTTAAAACTTTCTCTCAGCTAGTATACCAAAATACAAATGCAAGTTTACAGTTTCTAACCGCGACAGATACCAATCGTAAGAAGTTTCTGATAGACTTGCTGCACCTTGAAGAATATGTAGAGCTATTCGAACTCTTCAAAAATGCTTCGAGAGACTTATCTGTGGAAATATCCGCAATTAAGTCAAAAATAGCAACAATAGAAAAATGGTTGTCTGATAATAAATTGAAAGATACTATCATACTGCCCATGCTAGAATTTCAAAATGATACGGAAGAACTTGAGAATGATTTCCGTTCACTAACAAAAGAAATTGAAAATATTTCGGAAAAAAATAAAAAAATCTCACAAAATAATCAGTGCATAACCCTGCTCAAGAAAATTAATATTCAAGAAATTCAGAATATTGATGTAAACTCAAAAGAATCTTATGATACTTTACAGTCTGAGCTGGGTACTCTCAACGGGGTCGTAACGGGGTCTCGCAAGATGATGAAAAAACTGAAAGATTTGGAAGATAAATGTCCAACTTGTGAGCAGACTGTACAGGAAGATTTCAAGCAAACGTTGATTACGGAAGAAGCTGGAAAAATTTCATTTGCACAGGAGAAAATGAGTGAAATTACAACAAGAATTGAAGAAATTAAACGAAACAATGAGCGTTTCGAATATAAAAACAAAATGCAGAGAGAATGGGAAGACCTTTATCGAAGTATTGATCGAGATCTCCCAGTGGCCCTCTTGGACAAGGGAGTGCTTGAAGAGCGCTTGGCAGGAGTACGAGCTGACTTGGTTTCGATTAAAGAGTCTGTGGCGGAGACAGCGAAGGAAAATGAGAGAAGAACAAAGCAAAACACCCGAATCCAAGTAATTCAAGAGCAAACTGATGAGTTTTTATCAGAACTCGAAACCGCTCAAAAAGAATTAAATAAGATTGATGCTTTATTTTCTAATCTAGAAGTACTCAAAAAAACATTTAGCACAAACGGCTTAATTGCATACAAGATCGAAAATCTAGTAAAGGAACTAGAAGAGTTAGTAAACACATACCTGGCTGAACTTTCGGACGGGCGTTTCACTCTTGAATTTGTTGTATCAAATGATAAGCTAAATGTGCAAATTACAGACAATGGAAACATTGTAGATATTCTTGCTCTTTCTAGTGGAGAGTTGGCAAGAGTAAACACCGCTACTCTTATAGCTATTCGTAAGCTAATGAGTAGTATTTCTAAGTCACGAATCAATATTCTGTTTTTGGATGAAGTAATTAATGTACTAGATGAAACAGGTAGAGAGAAGCTGGTAGAAGTTCTGCTTGGTGAAGAAAATCTAAATACATATGTAGTAAGCCACGGATGGACTCATCCATTACTTGAGAAAATTGAAGTCGTAAAGCGAGAAAATGTGAGCGCACTTGAATGAATCGACTAGCAGCACAGCGTAGAATGTGGTTGTTAAAGAAAGCAAAAGAACAAGAACTAAAGGAGGCACTAGATGAGAGAGCTAAGTCAGAGTATTGTAAAAGCCTTGGCGAAAAAGTACAAAGCACAGATGGCAGAATCTGCAGCGAATATAGCAATATACATAAACAATCCAGCAGGAATAGGAGAGCATCCAGAGATTCTTGAAGCAATAGACTCTCAAGTTGCAAAATACGCAGAAGCTGAAGAAAAGCTTCAAGCTCTTGGTAATATTGTAGATGGTTGATAGCAGAGCAAAAGGAGCAAGAGGAGAATACTTAGTACGAGATATGTTGCGGGTCGCAACGGGGTTACAGTTTGAAAGGGTTCCTAACTCTGGAGCACTAGAATACCTCAAAGGCGATTTATACGTTCCGAACGAAAAGAATAGATTTTGTATTGAAGTAAAAAACTACTCTGAATCTCCTCTGAACGACAAGATATTTACAGCGAAAAAAACAAATAATCTTATTCGTTGGTGGAAAAAAGTACAAATACAAGCAGAGAACGGAGATCAAGAACCTTTATTGTTCTTTAAGTATAATCGATCTCCTGTATTTGTAGTTACAAACTTGCAGCCAAAACAAAGTGAGGAGTGGATGTTTATACAGTTTCTTAACTGTTTTATTCTTCTCGCAGAGACTTGGCTAGAAAATGAAACAGTGGAGTTTTTGAAGAATGGCATTCAGTTTCAGTGATAAAATTGTAAATCCGAGTGATAAAAGCACTCTGATTGTAGATGCACTAAATTTAGCTTTTCGATGGAAGCATCAAGGTCGCACAGATTTTCGTTATGACTATCAACGTACAGTTGAAAGTTTAGCAAAATCATATGACTGCAAAAGATTAATTATTGCAGCAGACTGGGGATCCTCTACTTATAGAAAAGAAATTAATCCAGACTATAAGCAAAATCGAAAAGAAAAGTTTGCAGAGCAGACTGAAGAAGAACGAATCGCATTTGAGGAGTTTTTTGAAGAGTTTGAAGCATCGTTAGAAGTACTTGAAGAAGCTGGACATACACTTCTTCGATACAAAGGTGTGGAAGCAGATGATATTGCAGCACATCTAGTGAAAGATCGAGATAGATACGACTTAGACTATATTTGGCTTATTTCAAGTGACCGAGACTGGGATCTTCTGATTCAAGAAAATGTAGGTAGATTCTCTTATGTAACGAGGAAGGAAGTTACGCTAGAGACTTGGAGCGACCACTACGAGTGTTCTCCCGAGGAGTATATCTCGCTAAAGTGTCTCACGGGCGACAAAGGAGACAATGTGCCAGGTATCCCTGGTATTGGGCCCAAACGAGCAGTACAACTTATTCAGCAGTATGGGGATGCAATGAACATTTATGATGCGACTCCTATTGAAAGTAGATACAAGTTTATACAATCACTAAATGAAAATGCTGAACAAATTTTACAAAATTATGAGTTGATGGATTTAATTACATATTGCGATGAAGCAATAGGAGCTGATAATATATCAGATATTCAAGGGAGAATGGTAAGTGTCGTTTAATGTAACAGTAGATTATCGACGAGATAAGTATCTGTCAGAGTTTAGTAAGAAAACTCTTGAAGATCGTTATCTAATTGATGGAGAAATATCTCCTCAAGATGCATTTGCACGAGCAGCAAAGGCTTTTGCTAATGATGAAGCTCATGCACAACGATTATATGATTACGCTAGTAAACTTTGGTTTATGTTTAGTACTCCTGTACTTTCTAATGGAGGAACTACTCGAGGCTTACCAATTAGCTGTTTTCTTAATTACGTGGATGATAGTAGGGAAGGTCTTACTAGTCATTACACAGAGAATGCTTTTCTTAGTAGTGTCGGAGGTGGGGTCGGCGGATGTTGGAACGGGGTTCGGAGTGTAGGCTCGAAAACGAGCAATGGCTCCGAAAGTACAGGAGTTATTCCTTTTCTAAAAGTAGTAGATGCAGAAATGCTCGCTTTTAGCCAAGGCGTTACACGTCGTGGAAGTTATGCTGCTTATCTTGATATTTCACACCCAGAAGTAGAAGAATTTCTAGATGTTCGTAAGCCTACGGGTGGAGATGTTAATAGAAAATCCACAAACTTACATCATGGAGTAGTTATTTCGGATCAGTTTATGGAGCTTATAGAAAGAGCTACAAGAGAAGAGGGATTTGATGACTCCTGGGATTTAATTGATCCTCATTCTGGTAGAATTACAAAGACTGTATCTGCAAAAACTCTATGGGTAAAACTTATTCAGAATCGAGTAGAGACTGGAGAGCCTTATATTATGTTTAAAAACACTGTGCAAGATGCATTGCCGCAGTGTCAAAAAGATAAAGGATTGCAAGTTCATCACTCAAACCTTTGTAGTGAAATCACTTTGGTTACAGATGAAGATCGTACAGCAGTATGTTGTTTGTCTAGCGTTAATTTAGAAGAATTTGATGAGTGGCAGCATGACCCTCACTTTATTCCGGACTTAGTAAGTATGTTAGACAATGTACTTACTTATTTTATTGAAAATGCTCCTCGTGAGCTATGGAGAGCCGCCTATAGTGCAATGCAAGAGAGAAGTATTGGTCTTGGTGCAATGGGGTTTCACGCATATTTACAAAGGCACCATATACCTTTTGAAGGAGTAATGGCAAAGAGTGCTAACATGAGAATGTTTCGGCACATAAAATCGGAGGCATTAAATGAAACTCGTAGATTGGCTGAAGAAAAAGGCGAAGCTCCTGATGCGGAAGGCTACGGAGTTCGTAATGTTCATTTGTTGGCTGTTGCTCCCAATGCTAGTAGCTCTATTATTTGTGGTAATACTAGCCCCAGTATTGAGCCTTATAGGGCTAACGCATTTACACAGAAAACTAAGTCAGGCTCTAGCCTACAGAAGAACGAATATTTAGAGCATATTCTTCAAGAAATAGGAGAAGATAACGATGAAGTATGGAAAAGCATTATTACGAACGGCGGTTCAATACAGCATTTGGACTTTTTGGATGATTGGACAAAAGACGTCTTTAAAACCGCAGTTGAAATTGACCAAAGATGGGTTATTGATCTTGCAGCCGATCGACAAGAATATATCTGCCAAAGTCAATCCCTGAATGTCTTTTTCCCCGCAAACGTGTCAAAGCAAGAACTTCATGCTATTCATATGATGGCATGGAAAAAGAAAGTAAAAACTCTGTACTATTTGCGTAGTGAAGCGTATAAAAGGGCAGAAAATGTATCAGACGAAGCACTTCGTCAGTATATCTTCGATAGTATAGACGAAGAAGGATGCCTTGCTTGTGAAGGGTAAAATAACAATATACGG